AAAGTAGGGTAGAATGCCCACCCCGCCGAAAGGCTGGGGCAGTGCAATGGGCCGTTAGCTCAGTCGGTAGAGCAGAAGACTTTTAATCTTTTGGTCGAAGGTTCGAATCCTTCACGGCCCACCATTGTAATCAATGACTTAAAGCGCCCGAGTGGCGCTTTTTTCATCGCCTCCGTAATTCCCTCCGTAAAACACCATGGGAGTTGGGAGTAGATCGCTTCTTCACTGCGGGCATCAGACGGATCCAATCAGTTGCCAGTAGCGCTTCAGGGTTGCTCTGTCGCTAGCAAAAATCGTCTGGCGGGCGAGACCGGCCTGTAGCCTATTGAGGTCATCAACTTCAGTGGGGCTCAAGTCCTGCAGTCCCTTGCTGAACTGATTTGAGTCACAAATAGCAAGCGCAACCAGTGGGGTTAGCGGCACAAATAGGTCCAAGTGCTGCGGTGGTGACCCGTCATATTTCACAGAAGGGTGAATGTTGATGGCTGGTTGATCGGAGAGGATGAAGGGGTGGCTTGCATCAGTGCGGAGCAGCGCCTGCGTCGTCATATTCCGATGGGTGTAGAGGCTGTGGCCCACATTCATTCCATGCAGGAAGTCTAAAAACCATCGGCATGCTGACAAGTCTTCTGCGTCCTGAGGGAGCATCTTGGCTGACGTGCTGGCATCGATCGCTCTCCGGAATCGTTGGGTTCTGAATGCGAGGTGGCCGACGTAGCAAACAAGCTTCGAGAACTCGACATCGTCCTCAATCACTGAATAATCTTGCGCGACGATTGCCTTAAACGTGCCCTGTGCCCCGTGCTCGATCCGTGCGTGCATATCTTCTATGAAGTTGCATTCGAATAGCTCCTTCTCAGCGCGCAGCTCTTCCATATGACTGAGTCCAGAAGCATCGGAAAACTCGAACAGCCGCTGCCCGCGCAGCCAATTGTCGAGGTTCCACTCATGGAACTGACGAATACTGGCGTCGCACTTCGCGATCGTTAACCGGATCAAAGCTACCTGCCTGGCCGACAGGTGCCGGCCCCTGTAGAAGTCAGTCTCGCGAGCAAGTCCAACAACGCTGTCGCAGGCCAGCTTTCCTTTCGTTGTAACGTAGTGCACAGCATTGCCTGACGCTGCCCATTTCCCAAGGTGATGGGACCATATGTAATGGTGGTTCCGCTTAGCGTTCGACCTCACTGATACTTCCTAGTGTTAGCTGCGAACAATCTACGGCTAAGAGCGAGGAAGCGAAAGTGATCCATTTGCGATGGCTAAAGTTCCTTTAGCGATGACGGCTTCACGCGAGGCACGCTCTTGTCGTAGACCTTCATCATGGCGTCAGTGACGCCCAAGGCATCCTGTCTCTCGGCGCGGTTGCCGGCAGTGTCTGTGCCACCCTTTCGCTTGAGGTCGTGCAGGCTAAAGCGCTCATCTGCCAAGATTACCCCGGTGGCAATAGCGAGCTGGATGAATCGCTGCCAGGTGCTGTCCAGACTCGTCTTCTGCAGCGGCTCGCCGTGTTCTGCTAGGAAAAGGAAGCGCAGGTCTGCACGAAGCTGCACGGGCAGACCGTGGTGCTTGATGATGGCGTCGCGGCGCGCAATGGCAGCATCCCAGGCGCTACGGAGTCGCGGCGTCCATTCCACGAGATTATCCCGGCTGCGCTTCCGTCGATTGGTGTGCAAGCCCTCGGCCGTCCCCTGTGCTTCGGTCAGGGTGAGGGTCTCAATGCCGCGCAACCGACAGAGATAGCCCAGCTCCATGATCATCCATAGATACTGCGGCACCGAGCCCTCAGTTCTCGCTACTCGCTGGGCGCGCTCCTGTGCGAAGTTGAGCAACTTTATGTATGCATCATCAGTGGGCAATCGCTGCCGCTTGCGCTCCTTCGCCTGTTCCAAGCCCTGCGCGGGGTTGTGGTTCACAATGCCCCGATTCAACGCCCAGCGGAAAACGAGCCGTGAGTAGCGAAGCACCTTGTTTGCTTTAGTGGGTGTGCCTGCCGACTCGATCCGATCGACAAGCCGCTGGAAATTATGATTCCGCAGTTTGTTGACGTGGAGCTTGCCGAACGGCACGCCCAGGTTCGTGGGGTAGCCCACTAGGACATTACGCGCCGACTCGTAGTCCGCACGCGTGCCAGCCGCGAGCCCCTTGAACTTGGCACTGTCGTGGTACTGAGTGCAGACCCATTCCACGGTTCCTGTGCCTTCTGCTGACTCCATGAGGCCATGCAATTCGGAGAGCTTGGCTTCGGGACCCGCGACCGTGCGGCGAGTTTTCCTGGGGCCATCGATACCAGTCGTGGCTTCGAAGACGTACCAGCGGCCACGGCCCGTCGCATCCCAGTAGACGCCCTTGGGGATCTTCGCCTGGTCGATGTGCGGCGGGATGGACGGATTGTACTTTCGCGGTCGAGGCGCCATCAGATTACGTCAGTCCCATATGCATCGTTCGACGCCAGCTGCAGGCCGAGCGCAGCGTTCATAGCTGCGGCGGTGGTCCAAATTCCCCCCTTACCGTCGTACTTGTAACGAATCCCTTCCCTGCGGGCCCATGCCTCTACGGTGGCAAGGCGTGGGCGCTCGCCGGGCCGGCAAAGCTCCTGCAGATCCTGGAACTGGAGAACCTCTCCGATCATGCGAACAGGTCCAGTTGGGCCGGCAGCGCCGGAGGTGGGGCGGGCACTGCTGATCGTTCAACGGCGATCAGATGCAGCAGGCGCGAGCGATTCGCGGCGGCCAGGTCCATGCAGTGCCAGAACGGCGGATCCATCAGGCCGCGATTGCCGTGGCCAAGCAGGCGCACGCGCCGCGCGAGTGCCAAGTGCTCCCGCATGAAGATCAGCAGCCTGTGTCGGGCTAGGGGGAAGCCAGCGGCGATCATCGAAACATCTCCAGCTGCTGCGGGACGGCCGGACGACGGATTGCGTAGGGGTTTGGGTCTCGCTCGTTGAGCAGGTCCTGGGCGATATGGAAGTGGTAGCCGCGACCGTTCATGTCGGTGATGCAGACCATCGGGAAGTAGCAGACCGCGATGGCCCCGGAACAGAACAGGTAGTAGCCGCGACCACACGGCGCGCGGCCGGCCTCGGTGCTGCTGTCCAGCATGTCGCGCGTCCAGCCGGCGGCGATCCGGACGGCTATCGCGTTCGATGCGATCTCCCATGCTTCGTCTCGGTCCATCATCCGCGAGGACGCCATGCCGATGTTGCGCAGCGCGGCGTCCATGTCGCCGGCAGCGAGCGCCTGAAGCGCTTGGCCACGGGCCTCCCACAGGCGGGCATCCTGGGAAGTGATCGAGTCGAGCTCGACCCCCGACATGCTGGCCAGCTGCCGGCCTACCTCGCGGTGATCGATTGCAGCGGTGAGCAGCTGGTCAGCCATTGGTGGAATACCTCACGGCTGCCTGCTTTTTTATGCTGGGATCAAGGAGAGATGAAAAAGGGAGCACTGGATGCCAGCGAGTGGGAGTTGGCACGAGGACTGGGTCTTCGCAATCAGGGGCAGGACGGTGACGGCCAGGGTTTCGGTGGAGAGTCCAGGTCGTGGTGAGATCGTGGCGGTTCACGTGGTGTACGGCCCGAGTCTCAACGGTCTGGCGATTCCGGTGGTATCGCAGCAGGATGCCAAGGAGAAGACGGAGATTCTGCTCTGCGATCTGATGGGAAGAGACTGGTGTTGAGCTGAGCAGGTGGTCAGCCATTGCCCACCACCTGGCTGTCGATCAGGGCCAGCTCAGCCAGGCGCTCAGCACGAGGGCGCATGTGCTGGAAGTCGACCGTAGGGCGTGCGATCGCATCGATCTCTGCACAGGGCCACGGGATATCCGTGTCGCGGGTGCGGTTCTTCTTGACGGCTTCCTGCTCCGAGTAGCGGCCAGCTTCATCCAGCCTGGTGACGTAGCCACCCCCGTTCGGCGCCCACCACACCGGGCAGTTCCCCACGAACTGCCGCGTGTCCTGGATGTAGAACATGCGCTCCAGACCTAGGTCCACGGCCTGCGCGGGCTTGTACTCCTCCGCCGCCTCGATGGCGTTCTGCCACGGGCAGTTGGCGCTGCTGTGCTCGCCGATATCCACGCCAGTGATGGCTGCGATGTGTCCGGCCAGCTCGTCGGCCACTTCGTGGTAGCGGTCGCGCTGATCGATGGTCTCTCCGTGCGCACGCTCTTCTGCGAGCAGCGCAGCCCGATGGTCCACGGCCTGCGCGGGCGGTGCGGCATAGGCGCGCTCGATCCGGCCCAAGCCCTGCCGCTCCGCCTCGACGTAAGTCTCGTCCGCGTCGCCGCTGAGCCAAGCCGAATGCTCCGCGGATTGGTATCGCTGGATGTAGCGGTGTGCAACAACCACCGGCTCCCCCACCGGCTGGCGGGCGGCGAGGGCGGCAATAGTCTGTGCGGGGATCTCGACGGCTCCATCATTGACGGTCAGCGTGCACTGACCGACACCGGGAACCCGGACGACGATCCGTTGCGCATCCTGACCCCCCGGGGAGGGCTGGGCGGAGAGGGCTAGACGGTGCTCAGGCATTTCCAGCACCAGACAGATCGCGTCCACGCACGCCTCGATGCAGGCCGTGTAGCCAAGGTCTTTGCCGTCTGCCTCGGTGAACGCGTACTGGCCGGCCTCGAGTGCATCTGCCTTGGCGCGATCGCTCCAAACGAACGGGCCATCCCCCAGCCTCACCCTCCCACCGGGCTGCACGTCCGCCAGGGTTGTCTTCTCTTTGCTCATGCCTGCAGGTCCTTGCTGGGGTTGGGAAGGCGCGCCTGACGCAGCGATTCCCAAGTGAGGGGATAGGGGCCGCGCTTCACCCGCGCGTCGGCAGTGGTCATCGACACGCCCAGTTCGTCGGCGATCTGGCGCATCGTGTAGCGCTTGTTCTCAATCACGCGGGCGTAAAGCGCGGCCTTTGCTCTGCCAGCCTTGACGCGGTAGCGGTGGTGCCGCTCGCTCAGCGTGGGGTCCATTAGGGTGTGTCCGATCCGGAAGGGGCAGCTGTCGGCGTTGTCATTGCGGCGATTGCCAGTGGCCGCACGAACCATGCACCTGGGCCATCTTCTGTATCTCCCAACCACACCAGGCGCCAATCGGCGCCGGGGCCAGTGGGCTGCCACGCCCGCATCTCGTCCCAGTAGCGATGGTCACCGGCCTCCACCGCTTCCTCTGAGAACTCGCCCTCAACCACGACCAGGTCGAAGCCCTGCGCAAGGAACAGTGGGCGCAGCGATAGCTCGCGCCCATCAGCCCACATGGGCACGTCCGGATGGCACAGAATCTCGCCGTCGGCATTGCGCGGGGGAAGTCGGCTAGGGTGGTACATGCCGCGCCACGGGTCCGCCGGATCGACCACAGTGCGCGTCTGATTCCTGACCAGCTCCAGTAGCTCGGTCGCCTGCGCCAGCCGGGCGCGAGTCGTGTCGCAGAGTGGCGTGTCGCCGTCCTCCATGCTGCTGCGCAGAATGGAGACATAGGCGGTGACAGCGGCTTCGAACACGCGCAGATCCTGCTGGCGGGGCAGGCGGTGGTGCAGATCACGCAGCGCAGTCTGGGCCTGGGTGAGCGTGATGACCTTCGCTTGGTTCGGCAGCCACACAGCCTCGACCGCGATCGCGCTGATCGTATCGAACGCGTTACGCAGGACGGGGCAGTTCGTGGGGAGAGTGGTGAGGTTCGCGGTCATCGGCGGTCCTGCTTGAATTGGGTGTCGGTGTTTACGAACGCGCCTGCGAGCGGGTGCGATGTGGACGCCTGCTCGGCGCCAGCGGAGCGAAGGGGGAAGGGCGGTGAATGTCGATATCGGCGATTCGGATCGGCTGCGTACTTGCCATCGCTGATGCGCGTCACCTGGTACTCGGGGAACGCTTCATCCGGCAGCGCCTCGCGTGCCTCGAAAATCAGGGCGACAAAGCGCGCCTGCCATTCGATCGGCATGGATTGCAGGGTGCGACGTGGCACAACGTGATAAGCGGCCCGGCTGAGGCCGAATGCATGCCACACAGGACCATCGGAGTAGGTGCTGCCGGGCCGGCCGGGTTCGGTAACGCTCGCTGCGTGCGAATCGCTGCTCATGGGTACCTCAGTCGATGTCATGGGCTGCCATGCGTTCTGCATAGCTGCCGTGGTTGGCTGCGTGTCTGCTCATCAGCGGGCGAAGCGGCGTGTGCCCCAGCACTTCGATGTGCCTGCCGGCTGCGAGGAATGCGTCCAGGTCGTCGGCCAACTGCTGCCGGTCGAATTCCCGGTGTCGGATCGTGGTCGCCGCGTCACTGACGCCTGTAATCGGCCCCACTGCGCAGGTCGGCTGCACTCGAGCAGGAGCCGCGCGCAGCGGGGCGATCGCATGTTGCGTGTGGCCGGACAGGCGCCAGATCCCTCGTACGCCCGAGCGGTGGCAGATGGCTTGGCCGCTGCGCGCCAGCCCCTTTAGCGTGTAGCCGATGGCCTGGTGGGTGCCGTTGATGCGGCCAGCGGTCTTGATCTGCGCGACCGTGGCGCCTTGCGGAAACATGGACAGGACCCTGCGCACTTCGGCAGCGCGGCCGGTCTGCTGTGGACGGGCGCTCATGCGCGGGCCTCCGCAAGCAGTTCACGCATGGCCCAGCCGTGATGCATCACCGTTGACGAGCTGTCAGCGACAGCGTCGGGGTTCTCGGTCAGAACGAGTGTGTTGTCGAGCGGGTAGCTGCTGTGCCCATCCCAGTCCTCGATCACGTCCTGTAGGCCGAAGTGCTCGCGCAGTTCCTGCACGTTTGCGTTTTTGCCGCACAGGTGCGGCCCATAGATCACAACAGAACGGCTCATGCGGGGATTCCTCGCGTGCGGCGCGTAGCGCGGTTGATGGGGGAGGTCGACCGAACGCGGACGCCCTGGCGGTCAAGCCAGCGGTGCGCGGCCTGTGCGGCCAGTCGATTGAGGGGAAACGTGATGCCGCCGAGCGTCAGCGAGCGGTGCGATACCCCCACGCTCCGGCTGGCGCTGGCGGCGACCTTCAGGAGCGACTCGCGCGGCGCGGCGGTGTACAAGCCGGCCCAGAGCCAGCCTTGGCACACCATCAGGACGATGGATTCGCCCTGATGGCCGGTGGCGAATTGCTGCTCCACTGGCAGCGCGGTATGCACGCTCATGCTGTCAGCGCCAGGTCGCGGGCTTTGGCGATCTCGGCCTCGGCGACGGCGATGCCGATGGCGGTCAAGGTCGCCTTGCGCGGCAGCTGCGGATCGTCGTACCTGATCAGCACCCGCTCATCCAGCCAGTTCATGACGCGGCGCGTGAACAGCTTCTCGGGGCGGTTGCGAGGTGCAAAGCCGTTCGCGGTGCGGTGTAGGGTGTGGTCGGATGCGCCATGCGCTGCGAGCAACGCGGCTTTTTCCTTCGGCTTCAGTGGAGCGGCCATGGGCAGTTCTCCTGGTCAGGCAGCGATGGGCGTGGAAGGGGACTGGGCGGCGATCTCGGCCAGGACCTCGCCGCGATGGCGGGCAAGCAGGGAGATCGGGATGCGCAGGTGGGCAAGGCTCGCGTCGGTCCAGCGCAGTTCGGCCAACGCGGCTTTTTCCTTCGGTACCGGGCGGGTCGCCAGGCCACAGCGATGGCATTCGATGTGCAGCAGCGGCGGGCAGGGGGCGCCCAAGCGATGGCCGGTCGGTGCGCCTTCGGTCACGACGATTTGCGGTCGGTGGCCGGGCGCGCACAGAGGCACTGAGTCGGGCAGCGGGCGAGCGGTCTGGCGCATGGTCAGCCCCTCACCGAGGTGCTGAGCGCCCAGCGCGCCTTGGCTGCATCGCGGTCCGTGTGCGCCTGGTGGATCTCCGCGATACGTAGCGGCACGACAACCGCAGCCACCAGCGCAACAGCTGCCCAAGCGAGGCGGAGGCGCCGGCTCATGCGGCACCGCCTTGGACGCGGGCGACGGCTCGCTGGCAACGAGGGCACGTCACCGGCTGCGATTCGCACACCGTCCAGCCGACCGAGCGGCGACCAGGCTGTGCGCCGCACATTGCTTTGCCTGCGAATCCAGAGCTGCGGCGCACTTCGGCTGCGGAGACCGCGTGCAGATTTCTGCCTTGCCCGCGCTCCAAACCGTTTGTGCACCTGCCGGCGAGTTTCGCCGCAACAACATCGAGAGGAACGCTCATGCCCGCACCTCGGCTGACATGTCGCGCGAGCAGGCTTCCAGGCGGAGGCTGGCGACGCCCATGCGCCGGGAGCGGCGCAACTGATTGCGGTTGTGTTCGCCCTTGCTACGGACCCACAGGGTCCGAGCGGTGCTGTGATCGCGTGCTGCCACTGCCCGCAGGGCCTTCACGGCCAACAGGGGCAGCGGGCTCGGGGTTGGATCGGCGTAGCGATGAGACATGGCGCGCTCCTGTTCGAAGGAGGGCGCCGGCGGGTCAGTAGCCGAGGGGGCGGCTATCGCCGGTCAGGGGAGGGCCCGGCGAGTGGCGACCCGCCGGTCGCCCGCCAGCTGCAAAGCTGGCAGGACGGACTCTACAAACAAACTTGCGTGCTCGTCAACAAGAAAACTTGCGAAATCGGGCGATCACCTCGTAAACCCTGACCTTCGGCCTTCTTGGGTCAAAGCTGAATGGGTCAACGGGTGCTAACCTCCGGGCCTTCTATGGAGGGAGGGGAGGTGTATGGAAGTGTTCTTCAGCACGCTGGGTGCGCTGGGTGTGTGGCTCGTGGCGCTGGCCGTGCTTGCTTTGGCCGTCATGGGGCTGCTTATGCCCTTGGCCGTGTTCGGCATCAAACCTCTTTTGCGGGTGCTCATTGAGGAGCAGCGCAGGAACAACCGTTTGCTCGGGAGGCAGGTGCTGCGGGATCAGGGTATTGAGCCGGAGGACGTGGCAGGAGTAGCCACGTCCAGAGATGATGGTGAGCCGCAGACGCTGCAGGACTTCATTCGCGAGCGTGACGGGCACAAGCCGTAAGGGAACCAATCAAGGGCGTGGCAAAACTGCGGCCATGTTCTTGATGAGCCCTGTTTGTTCGAGGGGGAAGCCCTCCATGATGGCTTCCCTTGCTTCTTCCATTTCGCTCAGCAAGGCGCGCAGCTCTGCCGTTGATAGGTCGCTAAGACGCTGTCTCAGAACCAGGTGCTGGTCGACAAGCCACGCAAGCTGGAACGCGTCGCAAAGCATGCGAATTCGTCGAATATATGCCAAGGCGGTAGCTTCGCTTGGCTCATGTGCGTGGCACTGGCGCAGGCATCTTGCGTCGGGCGGCCGTGCTTGCTGCCGGACCTTGTTAGCGAGTGCCTGCGCGAGAGCTTCCAGTGCTGCCGCTTCCTTCATGATCAACCCCCTTTGAAATCTGGCGCTTCCGCAGGTGCGCGGTAAAGTCGACCACGTTGTCCGGCGTGACTGTCTTCTCCTGACGGGCGGTCAGATAGCTGTGAGCCAGGATGACAATCGAGGCGTCGCTGGCATCCTCTGGATCGAACGGCGATCCAAGAGCGAGACAGGCCAGGCGGACAAGTTGGTACGACGCGGCAAGCGTAGGGGCGTCGAGTTGCACGGTTTGAGACTGCGCAGCTCGGGGCGTTGAGAGCGCATTCAGTGGCTCATCCTTGTGCCAGCCAAGGAACTGCTCGACTGACATGCCGAACGCGCGCGCAAGCTCCACCATGTACCTGGGGCGGCGTGTCGGGGTATCTAGTAGCTGCTGGATGTGCTGGTACTTCACGTTGGGTGCGCCCGCAGCGCGGACACGGGCTGCCAGAGCCTCAACGCCAAGCCCGTGGGCCTCCATCAGGCCCCGTGTGATTTCACCGATCAACATGCAAGCAATCTTGCACTGTTGATTCGCAAGAAAGATTGCGTTAGTTTATCGCAAGAATTCTTGTGAACGGGCATTTCATGACCCCTCTGCAACGGGCTATCGCGATCTGTGGGACCCAGAGTGAGCTGGCGCGGCGTGTGACCGGCAAGCCTGCGACTGGCTACGTCTATCACTGGCGAAAGAACGGTGTGACCGAGGAGGTGGCGATCGCCATCGAGAGGGCGGTCGCCTCGGCGATGGCCGAGAACCAGGATGCCGCAAAGCGGGCCGCCACCCTCGGGGGCAGAGTAACCGCCGACGAGCTGATACCGGACGTGCGCTGGGAGCGTGATGCTGGTGGCACCATCGTCGGCTACTTCAAGCGCGTCAGCGGATCGCTGGGGGGAGCCAGTGCCAGCCCGTGACCCAGCGCTAATCGTCTCCATAGCTCGCTACGGCTGGGTGCGCGGCCACCAGCGCTACCGCCTTTTCCGCATCCGGCAGCAGATCCGCAAGAGCGGGGTGGTGATGATCCTCCTGGCGATGATTGCCGCTCTTGCGCTGGGAGTGCACGGGCACCCACAGGATCGCAACAACCCCGCCTGCCCCGGTGCGAGCGTCAAAGGATCGGATGGTTTGAAAGCGCATGCGCTGAGGGAACGTGATGATCTCTGGCATGGCAGCAATGTTGATCGACGCACTGCGCAGCGCGGAACGATGAAATGCTCGGTGTTTCAGGGGGAGCGCTATGACCTGTCTTCGCTCTGATCTTCATTGGCGGGATGCCTTGAATAATGCAGTTTCGTGCGCGCCGGGTGGAGTGCAAGACGCTGCTGCCCACATCAGCAAGCGCCGTGGGAAATCCATTACCACGGAGACACTACGGAAGAAGCTTCGTGGAATAGAGGGTGAATCCATCTCGATGGAGATGGCCGAGATCCTCACCGAGTACCTGCAGCGCTTCGTCGGTACCCAGGCGATGGCAACTGACTGGGTGTGCTCGTTGGCTGGGCAGTTTGGCTTGATGGTGGATTACGTGCCAGCGCCGCCCGCAGGCGGTTGGCCGGATGAACTGGCTGCAATCCAGGCAAAGCTTCTGGAGCTGCACAAGTTGACTGGTCAGCTGGCTGGCGCTGGCATCGACGCCTTGGCGGATCGGCGACTGACCGTACCCGAGGCAGATCGCATCCAAGACCTATCCCGCGAGGTACGCACGCTTTGCTTCCGTCTGGAGCGCAACGCGTGCCGGGCTGCTGGTTTGCAGGGAGCTGAGGACTGACGTGGCGATTCACCACGCCCCTCGATCTAAGTATCGATGGCGTGGCCGAGCCAGCGCTTCTGCGCGGCAAGCCATGGAGCTTGCAGCACTCGCGTTGACTGATGCAGTGCCAGGTTTGGTAGGCGACGAAGCATTGGCGGAGCGCGAGCGCATCCGCCGGCGACAAGAGAAGCAAGACAACCGGCAGCACTGCCTGCCTTTGGGGAACCCAGATGTACCAAGCAAGCATTGAATCGGCCCCATCCCCCCGGGTGGCTTGTGAAAGGCCGCGTGCTGCCCACTCTATTGAATCCGCCCTGGCATCGAGAGCGATTCTCGATACCAGCGATGGGTCCTTCCTGGGCCCCTCGGACGCGGGTAATCAGACGCGCATTTCCTGGCTAGATAGCGGCTCGGGAAACTACTGAATGTCTGAGAACTATGGGGATGTGCTGCAGCAGCTACAGTCAGCCGGCCTGCTGGTCACCGAGCTGGACACCACCGGGCGCATGGTGCGCTGCCGCGTCGAAGGGTCGCGCGAGCGTCGCGGTTGGTACGCGCTCCACGAACTGAACACGCAGGCCGGAGAGGTCCTGGTCGTCGGCACGTACGGCGTCTGGCACGGCAACGAAAATGGCGCGACCAAGGTTGATCTGCGCAAGCGCGACAAGACCTTCTCCGAAGAACAACGCGAAGCGCTGCGCAACCGTCTGGCCGAGGATCGTCGCAGGGCGGAGTCCGCTCGCCTGTCTCAGGCGAAGCGGGCAGCAGAACGGGCATCGTCGGCCTGGGCCAAGGCCAATGCAGTTGGCGAGGCCGACTACCTGGTCAGCAAGGGCGTGCAGGGCTTCGGCCTGCGCTATGGCACCACGGGCGCCGCACTCGTTCCGCTGCTGGACGTGAACGGCCAGGTGCATGGCCTGCAGGTGCTGCGCAGCGCCAAGCTTGCCGCAGCAGGGCGCAAGCCAGCCAAGGAATATTGGCCAGCGGGCATGGTCAAGAAAGGCCACTTCCACCTGATCGGCGGAACTCCTCAGTGGATCCTGCTGGTGGCCGAGGGCTATGCCACCGCCGCCACGTTGCACATGGCGACCGGCTACCCGGTGGCCGTGGCGTTCGACGCCGGCAACATGCTGGCCGTCGCCTCGGCCTTGGCGAAGCGCTATCGCGGCATCAGGATGCTCCTGTGCGCCGATGACGACGTGCTGCAGAGGTGCCGGCACTGCAAGAGCCGCTTGGTGCTTGCCGACCATCCGCAATTCTGCCCATCGTGCGCGCAGCCACATGGCGCGTCGAATGCCGGCCTGCTCGGTGCCGAGGCCGCAGCGCTGGACGTGGGCGGAGCGGTGCTGCAACCCGTCTTTGTCGATGAGCCGGCCAGGCGTGAGCACTTCATCGACAGCGGCCGAAAGGTCAGCGACTTCAACGATCTGCACGCCCGTGAGGGCCTGCATGTCGTGCGGGCGCAGGTCGAGGCCCGTCTCACGGAGCTTTCATGGCGAGTGCCTGCAGAAAAACGCGCGCCTTCCACCACCAGCGACGGGGGCGAGGGGAGTGACCGCTTGGCTCCCATCCATTCGCTGACCGAGCTGCTCGAGCGCTTCGCGCTGGTCTATGGGCAGGGCGGCACGGTGTTCGACCACAAAGAGCACATGTTGGTTGCCCTAGGCGACATGCGCGATGCCTGCGTGCGGAAAGAACTGCATCGAGCGTGGATGGAGCACTCGGATCGATCCATCGTGCGCGTGCGGGAAGTGGACTTCGACCCGTCATGCGAGAAGCCCGGGGTGACCTGCAATCTATTTGCCGGTTGGCCGACCGTGCCGCAGGAAGGCAACTGCGAGAGACTGTTGCAGCTGCTCTGGCACATGTGCGGAAACGAGGCCAACCAGAAGGCGCTGTATGACTGGGTGGTCAAGTGGCTTGCGTACCCGCTGCAACATCCAGGCGCCAAAATGAAATCGACCATCGTCATTCATGGTCCGCAGGGCACCGGCAAGAACATGTTCTTTGATGAGTACATGAAGCTCTACGGTGACTACGGTCGCGTGCTCGACCAGGCAGCGCTGGAAGACAAGTTCAATGACTGGGCAAGCCGCAAGCTGTTCCTGCTGGCCGATGAGGTGGTTGCACGCACCGAGGTGTACCACCTCAAGAACAAGCTCAAGGCGCTGATCACTGGCGACCGCATCCGCATCAACCCGAAGAACATCCAGGCCTACGAGGAGGACAACCACGCGAACCTGGTGTTCCTCTCCAACGAGGCGATGCCTGTCGTGCTGGAGGAGGATGACCGGCGCCACGCAGTGATCTGGACGCCGGACAAGCTCAGTCAAGAGTTCTACACCGAGGTGCTGGCCGAAATCCGCAATGGCGCCACGGCTGCGCTGCACCACTACTTGTTGCAGGTGGATCTGACCGGCTTCACCAATGGCACCAACCCGCCGATGACCCAGGCGAAAGAGGAGCTGATTGGCCTGAGCCAGGATAGCCCGCAGCGATTCCTGGACGAGCTGTACGGCGATGACATACCGGGGTTAAAGCCCATGCCAGCGCTGTCGAAAGAGTGGTACGAGGTCTACAAGGCCTGGTGCGCGCGTGAGGGCCTGCCGCGCCCGGCACCTTCGCCAAAGTTCATCAATGCGCTGGTGCGCAAGCGCCAGATCATCCACCCGGACAGAGCGCGGAAACGCTACCAGATCGAGCAGAGCGTGAACGGGCCTCACGGCTTCCTGATGCTCGGCAACTGCACCGTGCCAGACGGCAGGACAGAGGCGGCATGGCTGGGTGACCAGGTCGTGTCGTTCCGTCGCATGTTCTCCGACTACAAGGGGCGCGCGTGATCCCTATGCCCATCAATGTGCGGTGTGTGCGGGATGTGCGGGCAGATGTGCGGGCACGGAATTGCTGTGAATCGCTTGCGGCAGTAGGCGCGTGCGGGACGTGTGGGCATCGGCCTACATGGGCGTGCGCGGGCGCGAACGGGTATCCAACTGCCACATCAGGATGCGCCTCGCGTGCGTATGTAGGTGGCCGCACATCCCGCACACGCCGCACACGCCTTGTGCCACGGCAATCTGGCGCTCGTCGCGTCCCGCACACGCCGCCGCACAGCCCGCACATGCTCGCGCGCGCGCAATTTTCCGTTTTAACGATCTTCGAAGGAAATGGAGTAGGGGGTACCAATGGCTGAGGATGACGTGACGATCACTGGGAAGGAGCTGGCCTCCCTGATCGGCTGCAAGCCGTCCTACGTGGTCGAGCTCAGGAAGAAGGGAAGGGTGGTGGTGGGTGCTGGCGGGAAGGGATTCCTGAAGAGCGCCTCCCTGGAGCTCTACGCTCGCACCGCTGATCCGGTGTATGCCGGCGTAGCCCAGCGCCACGCAGATGAGCGTGGCAGCTCGCTGGTGGGGAGCCTGGAGGGTGCAAATGCCCTCGACGCCGACATCGACGACGATGAAGAGGACGGTGACGACGACGATGCCAGGCCATCGCGCCCCGGCCGCCCACAAACACCGGATTCCGCGCGCAAGGCCAAGGCGCTGGCTGACAAGGCCGAGACCGACGCGCACATGGCCCACATCGCGCTGCAGAAGGAGCTGGGGCTGCTGCTGCCCCGCGCAGACGTGGAGGCGTTCCTCGCTGAGCATGCAACGACGTTCCGGGGTGCGATGGAACGTCTGGCCGACACGCTCGCGCCACAGCTCGCGGCAACGCTGGATGAGGCCGGTTGCCGGCGCCTGGTCTGGGATGAGGTGAGCCATGCCTTGGAGGAACTGAGCCAGGGCTTCCGAACGCTGGCGGCCAAGGCTGCGGAGGCTGCGGAATGACGGAGGCACAGAGCTGCATGGCGTCGGTGCTGGCGCGCTCGCTGCAGCCGCGGCGGCCCATGAGCGTGTCTCAGTGGTGCGATGAGCACATGCGCTTGTCCACCAAGAGCGGCAGCAAGCCTGGCCGGTGGGTGACGGATCGGAATCCGCCGCTGCGGGAGCCGATGGACAACATGTCCGCCCGCAGCCCGGTACATGACCAGGTCTGCATGTTCCCGATCCAGTTCGGCAAGAGCCAGCTGGCGACTAATGCCATGGCCTACTGGATGGACTATGCGCCAGGCCCGATGATGTACGCGCTGCCGGGTGAGGTGTCCATGAACAAGTGGATCGCCCAGAAACTCAACCCGATGATCGAGGTGTGCGCAGCGGTCAAGAAGGCACTGACCAGCACTGCCAGCCGCGACAGCGCCAACCAGCGCACGTTCAAGGACTTCGCAGGCGGCCAGCTGTTCGTGGAGCACATGGGCAGCCCGCAGCGCCTGAAGTCCTCGACGGTGAAGTACCTGCAGGTGGATGAGATCGATGAGGCGCCGCAGCAGCTCTCCACGGGCGACGATCCTGTGAAGATGCTGGACGGCCGCACGTCGTCCTTCCCGACGACCTACAAGCGGCAGTACATCAGCACGCCTGGCATCGCCGGGCTCAGCCGCATTGCCAAGCTGTACGACAAGAGCGATCAGCGCCGGTATCACGTGCCGTGCCCCCACTGCGGCCATTTTCAGGCGCTGCAGTGGAGTGGCCTGGTGTGGTCGCCCGACAAGAGCCACGCATGGTATGCGTGCTGCGAGTGTGGCGTCGCCATCGAGGAACACTTCAAGACCGAGATGATCGCCAACGGGCGCTGGGTCGCGGCCAACCCTGACTCGCCGATTCGCGGCTACACCATCAACTGCCTCTACTACCAGTTCGGCCTGGGGCCGCGCTGGTTGGACCTGGTGAAGGAATGGCTGGAGGCGCAGGGCGATCCCGCTTCCCTAAAGACGTTCGTGAATGATCGCCTGGCCGAGACGTGGGAAGACCCGGCAATGCGGGCAGTGAAGCACAACGTCATCAAAGATCGTGCCGAGCCCTATGCGCTTCGCTCGGCTCCGCAAGGTGTGCTGGCTATCACCGTAGGTGTGGATACGCAGGACAACCGTCTTGCTGTTCACGTCGTCGGCTGGGGACGGGGTATGACCGCATGGACGCTGGATTATGTGGAGCTGCAGGGCGATCCAGCCGAGGAAGCGGTGTGGGTAGCCCTGACCGATCTGCTCAACCGCGCAATCGAGCGCGAAGATGGCGCGCTGCTCCGGCCGATGGCAGTGGCCATCGACGCTGGTGGCCACCGCACCGAGGCCGTCAAGAACTACGTCCGTCAGCGGCGCGTCACCCGACCAATGTGCATCTTTGGTGCTGTACCCAACAACGCTCCCGTGCTGTCCAAGGGCAAGCTGGCTGACGTCACCTGGAAGGGCAAGACTGACAAGCGCGGCATCACCATCAACCACGTGGGTACCGTTGCGGCCAAGCACTACCTTTATAGCCGCCTCTCCGCTGATGCAGAGCGCAAGCCCGAGAATCGGATGGTCCACCTCAGCGACCAGTTGCCGGAAGAGTTCTTCCCGGGCCTGGTGTCTGAGGTCTACAACCCTGTGAAGAATCGTTTTGAGAAGAAAGTGACTCGAAATGAGCCTTTGGACACATGGGTCTATGCCTACGCTGCGACCCATCACCCAGAGGTTCGAATCAACCGCTTCACGCGTGCGGATTGGGATTTGCTGGAACAGAGGCTCGCCGGCCCGTCTAGCGTGAACGTTCCACGCGAAACGCCCGCCGAAGTGACTGAAGACGCCGCGCGTACCGATTCCCGTGAAACATCGAGCTTGCCTCGCCGGCAACGTCCCGCGCAGCCTCGCAGCACGGGGAGGCAGTGGTGAGCAGGAATACGGTCCGAAACAAGGTACGAATCAGTGAGCTGACGGAGGAGCTCGCGGTCGGCGCCGCGCTGCGCCTGCGATGTGACAGCGACGATATACGCAGCGTAGTGGAGGCCGTGGTGGCCTACCTTGTCGAGGAGTACCCAGCACAGGACCTGTACATCCCTGCCAGCATGCAGATCAGTGCCTACCCTGTGGATGAGATCCGAAAAGGGATGCAGGAACAGGAGTCTGTACGGTCGCTGTGCAGGAGGTTCAGGATTGACAGACGGACGCTGTACCGCTTGCTTGATGAGCCTTGCGCCAATGAGTAGGGGGTGCGGGTGAGTTCCCCGAGACTCACCCGCACTTGATCAGGAAACTGGCATCCATGATCTCGCGGATGCCTCACTGATGAGCTGGACCAAAGACGATGTGCAGAGGCTGAAGGCCGCCATCGCCAGCGGTCAGTTGTCCGTTCGGCATGGTGATCGTCAGATCACGTATCAGTCCGTCGAAGCCATGTTGACGGCATTGGACCGTATGGAAGCTGAGGTTGCCGCCACGGCGGCTGGCCGACCGAAGTCGGCCACACGCCGCTACCGCTTCACGACGCTGAGGGGCTTCTGACATGGCGGCCTCGCTGCTGGACAGGGTCATCGGCGCCATTTCTCCGCAGGCAGCCCTGAAGCGTCACCGCGCCAGGGCAACGCTGGATGCGGTACGTGCCTACGAGGGCGCCTCGCGCACTGACGGTTGGCGTGTTCGTAGGGCGGGGGCCAGCGCGAACACCGATCACCTGGCAGACGCCCGCGAGCTGCGCAACCGCGCTCGGGCGCTGGTGCAGAACGTTCCGTACTGCGCGCGGTCCCTCCAGGTGCTGGTGAGCGCAACGATCGGGACCGGCATTACTCCCAAGGCCGAAGGCCCAAACGCTTCCGCGCTGGACATCCTGTGGGGCCGCTGGGCCGATGTGGCGGATGCTGATGGAAAGTCGGACATCTACGGCCTCATGGCTACCGCGTATCGCGCGATGGAGCAGGACGGTGAGGTCATGATTCGCCGCCGCACCAGGCGTCAGTCGGATGGTCTCGCAGTCCCGCTGCAGCTTCAGGTACTCGAGATCGACTGGCTGGACGGGAACAAGAGCGGTTCTGCGTCGGGCGGTGGTCAGATCATCAACGGCATTGAGTACGACGCGATCGGTCGGATTCGCGGCTACTGGTTGTTCGGAGCGCATCCCGGTGAGGTTGTGCGTGGCTCTGCACGCTTGAGCAGTTCGTTGGTGCCGGCATCCGACATCATCCACCTCTACAATCCCGTCCGCCCCGGGCAGGGACGCGGCATTACGCGCTTCGCCCCGGTGATCGCGCGAGTGCGCGACCTGATGCTGTACGAAGACGCCGAGCTGGCGCGGAAGAATCTGGAAGCGCGGCTTGGTGTGATCGTCAGTGGCGACATCGACTCGATGTCCAACGCGGACGATGACGGCCCTTCGCAGCTCGGCTCAGATCGCGACCAGGTCACCGACCTTGGGCCACTGCCCAGCGGTGGTGTCACCCACATCACTGGTGCCACAGCCTTCCAGACTGTCGAGCCAAAGCCGGCAGGGGGCTACGTCGAATATTGCAAGTTTAACGCGCACATCATTACTGCTGGCGTCGGTGTCCCGTACGAGTCGGCCACCGGTGATATGCGTGAGGTGAACTTCTCCAGTGCCCGCATCCGGCAGATGGAGTTCCGTCGTGATTGCGAGCAGATGCAGTGGCTGGTGCTAGTCCCGCAGATGTGTAAGCCAATCTGGCGCTGGTTTGACGAAGCAGCTGCGCTTGGCGGTGGGGTGCGTTCCACGGGAAGCACTGCCGACTGGAGCACGCCGCGTTGGGACTACGTCAATCCCAAGCAGGACATCGAGTCGGAAATCGCAGCGATGGGCGCCGGTCTCAACTCACCCAGTGAAGCGCTGCGTCGGCGTGGCTACGACCCGGATGCGGTCTACGTCGAGATGGGCAAGGACTTCAAGCGGATGAAAGAGACCGGCGCCCTCGGTCTGATGACTTTCCTTCAATCCAGTGGCGCCCGGACCGGCCTGGTCGACGCCTCAACAACCAACGAGGAATGACCATGCCCCAGCCAATCCAGGCTTTGACGCAGGACGGTACGACACGCCTCATGCCCCCGCAGTTGCGTGAGGCCGAGCTGCAGCCGACCAGCTTCGATAGCGAGGCACGCACGATCGAACTCCAGTGGACCGCCGGTACCCGAGTGCGCCGCTATGACTGGTGGAACGACACGTACTACTGGGAGGAGCTGGTCGTTGATGAGGCTGCCTGCAACATGGAGCGTCTGTCGTCTGGCGCTGCACCGGTCCTGGACAGCCATAACACCTGGGGTATCGGCTCACAGATGGGAGTGGTTGATCGCGCCTGGCTCTCCAATGGTGAAGGCCACGCCCTTATCCGTCTCTCCGGTCGCGAGGAGCTGGCCGGCGTAATCGCCGATATCGGTGCCGGAATCATTCGCAATATCTCGGTTGGTTACACCGTGCAGCGCTATGAGATCGAGCGCGCGGTCAACCCCGGTGATTTGCCGATCTACCGCGCAGTGGAGTGGACGCCGAGCGAGATCAGCTTCGTCACTGTGCCGGCCGACCCGGCAGCAGGTACCCGCAGCAATCAACCCGCACAGGGGACCCCCTGTGTGTTCACCCGTAGCGCATCGTCGCAGGAGCACACCATGCCTCAGCCCGCCGCCCGCGCCGCCGAATCGGCGGTCCAGCAGGAACCCATCAACAACACCCCGGCTCCGGTAGCGCCGGCCGCAGCTCAGGCTCCGGAAGGTGACACGCGCGCAGCCGACATCGTGGAGCTGGCAACCCGCCACGGCCAGACCGAGCATGCAGCTGGCTGGATTCGCGCTGGTCACTCGGTCGACCACGTGCGTGGCCTGATCTTGACCACATTGGAGCAGCGCGACGCCGCTGCTGGCGGCAACATCAACCGCATCAGCGTCACCGAGGACGAGCAGGATCTGCAGCGCTCCGCTGTGACGCATGCACTACTGCACCGAGCCCAGGTGATCGATCCCGCAACCAAGCGGATCTTCGCGCTCACTGGTGACAATCCGGTGCGCGGCCTGACGCTGATGGACCTGGCTCGTCGTAGCCTGGAGCGCTGCGGCGTACGTACCGATGGCATGGCGAAGCTGGAGCTGGTCGGCCGCGCGTTCACGCAGAGCGGTAGTGACTTCCCGGTGCTGCTCGAAAGCACGATGCACAAGGCGCTGCAGGCGGCCTACGCGGTTGCACCGGACACCTGGTCCCGCTGGTGCGTCACCGGCACCGTCAGTGACTTCCGCGAGCATTCGCGCTACCGCGTGGGCAGCATTGGCAACCTGGACAAGCTGACCGAAGCTGGCGAGTTCAAGAACAAGAAGATCCCGGACGGCGAGAAGGCAACCATCACCGCTGGCACCAAGGGCAACACCATCAACCTGACGCGTCAGGCGATCATCAACGACGACCTGGGTGCGTTCCTCGGCTTGGCGACCGCCTTCGGTCGTGCCGCAAAGCGGACCATTGAGGCCGACGCGTATGCGTTCCTCGCCAGCAATCCGAAGCTGGATTCCAACAAGACGCTGTTCCACGCCGACCACGGCAACATCCTGGCGGCAGCAGTGCCGAGCGTCACCTCGGTCGACGCGATGCGCGTCCAACTGGCCCAGCAGAAGGACGTGGGCGGGAATGATGTGCTGGATCTGTCGCCGGCACTCTGGCTCGGGCCGACCAAGTACGGCAGTGCCGCGCGTGTCACCAACAAGGCCGAGTACGACCCGGACGCTGAGGGAAAGCTGCAGCGTCCGAACGCGGTGCAGGGTCTCTTCCGCGACATCGTCGACACCGCGCGCATCAAGGATGACAAGTGGTACCTGTTCGCCGATCCGAACGACTGCCCGGCCATCGAGGTCGCATTCCTCGATGGGATCACCGAGCCCTTCCTGGACTACGAGGAAGGCTTCACCGTCGACGGTGTGCGCTGGAAGGCTCGCCTCGACTTCGGCATCGCTGCCCTCGACTATCGCGGCGTGCAGCGCTGCGGCTGATCCCCAACTGGAGCACTGAGACATGGCACAGAACTTCGTATCCGATGGGGACGTGATCCCCTGGACCAACACCACCGAACAGCAGGTTGCATCGGGTCAGGCGGTTGTCGTCGGTCATCAGCTGGGGGTTGCCCTGGTCAACATCGCAGTCGGTGCAACCGGTAGCGTGGCCCTGGGCGGCGTGTTCACGTTGCCGAAGGTGCAGACGGCGGTCTTCGAACAGGGTGAAAAGCTCTTGTGGAGCGCAAGCGCCAAGGCATTCGACGGAAGCGCTGCGGCAGCTGCTGCCGGCGACATCACTGGTGCGGCGTTTGCATGGGCTGCCGGCTCCGCCGGTCAGGCGACGGCCGAGGTGCGGCTCTCGCCGGGCAACGCCACAAAGGCGTAACCGAACAGATCGGCACCGCTCAGAAATGCCAAGGTGGCGTGAGCGGTGCCGGTTCTTCCACAGCGACAACGGGGAATCGCATGGGCACCACCAGCACGCCGCGCGGCGTACGCAACAACAATCCTGGCAACATCGACCGTACCAGCACGCCGTGGCAAGGTGAGGATCGTTCCGTCGCCGCTATCGCCCGCGAGCAGCGCTTCTGCGTGTTCCTGACTCCGCAGGCCGGGTTCCGTGCTTTGGGGAAGACCCTTCTCACCTACCAGCGCAAGCACGGCCTGCGCACGGTGAAGGAGATCATCGGACGCTGGGCCCCCCCTGTGGAGAACGACACCGGTGCCTACGTCCAGCAGGTTGCCACTGCAGTAGGTGTGTCGCCGTCCGAAGTCATTCGCCTGGACAACCCAGTGACATTGGGGCGCCTCGCGACCGCCATCGCAAAGCATGAGAACGGTGGCATGTACTGGAACAAGGACGTGGTGGCGGCAGGCATCGCCGAGGCGCTCAAGTGATCGGGGGCGTCGACGGAAACGGCGCTCCTTGGTGGCTGGCTGCCAGCGCAGTCGCGCTGTGGCTGCTCAGGGAGACGTGGGGTGCCATCCTGGCGCGCCGGAAAGAGCGCACCGAAACCGATGCCAATGTGGATCTGCTCAACGGGCTCGTTGAGCGGGTGAAGTCCCTGGAGACCTCCCAGGCGGAGGTGGTGAAGCAGTACAACGAGGAGGTTCGCTTGCGCATGAAGGCGCAGGAGGACGCTCATCGGTTGAGGCTTCGCGTCATCTCGCTGGAGTCAGCCCTGAAGCAGTTGGGAGTAGTCGTCCCGCCTGTCGAGGAGCCTGTGTCATGAATCGGGTGCTTCTGGCGCTGCTGCTTGGCTTGAGTGCCCTGGTCATCTGGCAAAGGGGTTCGGTTGCCCAGGCGCACCGAGCTGCCGACATCGCCTCGGCTGCCCGAGACAAAGCTCGTGATGAGCGTGACGCCGCTGCGGCAGCACTGGCTGATGCAAACGCTGTGCTGGCGCTGGAGCGTGCTAGTGCTCAAGCAGCCAATCGCCTGGCTGCCACATATGAAAAGGAAAAGGACGATGCACAGAAAGACTCTGATCGCCTTGTCGCTGATCTCCGCGGTGGCAATCAGCGCCTGCACCAGCGCTGGCAAGCGGTCGTCGCCACCGCCGAGCTGTCCGCAGCCGCCGCTGCCGCCAGCCAGCCTGATGGTCGAGCCGACGACCGAATTGAGAGTGCGGGCAGAGCTATTGGCGCCGCAGCCCAGTGCGACGCACAAGTGAGGGCGCTGCAGGCATACGCGCTGCTCTGCACGGGAGGTTCAAAGTGAGCGAAGTCGAGTTCCTGCGGGATCTGGATGCTTCCCTGCATGCAGCTTTCGCCGTTGCCGGGATGGCGTCGATTGGTACGCATACAGCGAAGAAGGACGGTGCTGTGACGGCAAACGTCCGCGTCTACATCGCCCGTGACGTTGAGACCATCGGAGAGCTTCGTCAGTTCGTTGCCGGGCGGGTCGAGATCGCTTACCTGCGTGCTGATGTTGAGCCAGAGCAGGGCGACCGCCTGGAAGTGGGAGTAGCAGGGAGCGGGCTTGGCGTGGAGGTGTTCGTGAACAGCAAGAAGCTCAGCGACGACGGCTCCCGCAGCCGGTGGCTGGTGAACCGTGGTTGACCTGGCCGAGCCGCTGTCCTGGCAGCTGGTCGAGTTCCTGCGGGGCCGCGTGGAGCTGATCCGGGAGAGTGCTGGCTTCCGCACCGACATCGGCACCGGCTTGATCGTCGTTGACGACAGCGAAGTTGATGAAGACTTCGAGGGCCCGGCCACATTGATCTCTGTTAGGCAACTGTCGCGAAGTGGTGGGGGAAGCGCGCAGGTTACCTCGGATGCCGCGATCACCATCGAGTTCGAAGTCCCGCGTACCAGCAACCTCGCGAATCCGCGGCTGCTTGTGCACCGTGCCAGGCACGACTTGATCCGCGCGCTCACGTTCAACGTGAAGACGCTGCCCAAGGGCATTACCAGTTTCGATCTTCTTGAAACCCAGATGGCATCCCTGGAAGACGACGCAGGGCATTCCGCTGTCGTCGCTCAGATCACCGCGCGGGCTGGTCTGACCGAGACCTTCGAGCCCGTCCCCAACCCGTAGGAGAAGCACCACCATGGCACAGCCCAAGGTCCGTAAATTCGCAGGCGATCTGCGCTTCTGGGAGCACGGCGCGAACGGCGCCAGGATTCCCGTCATTCCCGAGCCCACTGACAAGTTCGGCAATCAGCCCCTGGAGCAGTCGTCGTTGACGTTCAGCTACGAAGCCGGCGACTCGGTGGAGATCAAGAGCAAGCGCCGTGATGCGCGCTATCAGCAGATCATCCACAAGGATTCCAACCCCGGCGTCACCAGCGTTTCGATCACCGCGTTGGAAGTGCCGCCGGCCATCCTGGCCCGCATGTTGTACGGCACGTTGGTGGCCACCCAGGTTGCCGCCGGCACAGCCACCGACGCTTCCGTGACCGTGGGTAGCGTGGACACGCCGGTGAAGCTGCCGCACAACTTCCTTCTGGCCGACACCGAGCCGACTTTCAAGAAGGGGGCCGTCGATCTGGTCAAGGGCACCGATTACACCCTCGATCCGGCGCACGGCCTGCTGATTCCGAAGTCCGGCGGCCAGTTGCAAGCGGGCGATACCGTTGTGGCGAACTACAAGTACGACGCGTACCTGGAAACCGCCATCAGCGGTGGCACCACGCCGAGCAAATCCTTCCAGATCCTGGGCGACATGCAGGACCGCATCAGCGGTGACGAGGGCCTGCTGACCATCCCGAACGTCGACCTGACCGTGGACGGTGACGTGGACTGGTTCAGTGATGAGCCCATCCAGGTGACCCTGACCGGCCCGGTGATCTTCCAGGCCGGCGAGAGCGACCTGTACACCTTCAAGATCGCGGCGCTGGCAGCCGGCTGATCGCCGGATTGACTCCAGCATGAGGAGGGCGCCAGCACGGCGCCCTCCCGATTCGAACCAGGAAGGGTGCCATGGCGTCCAATCGCAACAACAACCTGCTCAAGTTTTTCGTCAGCGGGCGCCGTGCGAAGGGCCTCCATGGCTTGACCAATCTTGCTGGCGACGTTCTCAACCGCTACGACCTGTCAGTGCAAAGGGCCTTCATCGGCCTGCAGCGACGGGCAGGCCCTGCGACCACGCAAGAGGTGCGGGGGTCCTACAACATCCGCGCGGCCGCGCTGAGGGGGAAGTACCGCGTGGAGACCGGTGAGCGCGGCTACTCGACGGGCAAGCGCGGTAGGGATGACTTCCTCTCGATCTGGGCGAGTACCCGGCAAATCTCGCTTCTCGAATTCGGTGGCCGCTGGGCTGGCAGGCGATCGGCCGGCGCAACGGCCAGCATCGGTCTCGGCGAGTCCAGAAGTTATGACGGAGCGTTCATCGCCACAATCAAGGGCCGAAGGGCCATTCGAGTGCGAAGTTGGGACCGCGCTACCCAGAAGCGGGCGGGGCGAGGCCCTGTTCGGATTCTTCGGGGCCCAAGCCCCTTCGAGATGCTCTCAGGCGCTGACGGCAACAGCCGGGCTCTCGCAGCGCGCAGCCGCTTGATCGAACGTTTTCACACCACGTACCTGACTGAGTTGCGCCGCCAGTGGCGCGTCAATGGAAAGAGCAATGGCTGACCGGCTGGAAGAAGCAATCAGGGTTGTCATTGAAACCCAGGGGCGCGAAGGTGTGGATGACCTGCGCTCGGCATTTGGCGAGCTGGGTGATGTCTCGGTCGAGACGGCGGGAAAGACTTCTAAGCTGCTCGATTCCCTGACGGGCTTGACCTCGGCGGCGGCAAAAGCCGACGCATTTGAGGCGATGCTGGACCAGTTGGGCGAGCTGGAGCGGGAGTTCAACGCCAACCAGCGGGCGGCGCTTGAGCTGAGCCTCAGCATCGGTGAGATGGAGAAGCCGTCGCGCGAGGTGTTGGCGTCACAGCGCGATCTACGCAAGGAAGGGGAGCGCCTGAAGAGGGCGCTGAACGAGCAGTGGGCCGAAGTTAGCAAGGCAGATTCGGAGCTGGCGGCGCTGGGGGTCAGCACAGCTGACCTGGCCGGCAGCCAGCAGCGCCTGCGGTCCGAGGCGGCGCGTACCACTGCGGCGCTGAGCGCGCAGGCAAAAGCAGTCAGCGATGAAGCCTCCGCTAACCGCCGTCGCACGCAGCAACTCGCGGAAGGCGACGCCGCGATGCGCAAGCAAGCGGACACGACCCGCGCAGCGCAGAAGGCTCTGGCGGAATACCGTGAGCGCGCAGACGACGCTGCTGCTGGTAGCGCGAACCTGGCTGGGGCAACCGAAGGCGCGGCAGGCTGGCTGGACAAGCTGAAGGGCCTTGCCGCCGGCGCGATAGCGTTTGTCGGCTTGAACCGGGTGGTTGACGGCATTAAGTCGATCATCAAGGAAGGTAGTGACGCGGAGCAGGAGGTCAACCAGCTCGATGCCGCCATTCAGGCGGCTGGCCGCAGCAGTGAGTTCACTGCTGAAAAGCTGCTGCAGCTTGGTAAGCAACTGCAGACCGGCCTTTTTGACGGAGGGCAGGTCAACAGCGCGATGGTGCGCATGTTGTCCTATACCAACATCGTCGGCGATCAGTTCCCCGCCGCGATGCAGATCACCATTGACCAGGCCCAACGGCTTGGCTTGTCACTGGAGTCCTCGGCGGAGATCGTAGGCAAGGCGCTGCAGACGCCATCGAAGGCGATGGAGAGTCTTAGCAAGCAAGGCTTCACCCTGTCCGACAGCCAGAAGGAGTTGATCAAGAACCTCGAGGCAACCGGTCGCGTTGCAGAGGCGCAGACCATCATTCTCGACCTTCTCACCGAGTCCTACGGCGGCGCAGCGGCGGCAGCCAAGGTCGGAACGATCGCGGGCCTCTGGAAGGAGGCGACCGATCGCTTCAAGGATTGGAAGCAGGAAGTCGCGGATCAGGGGGTGCTGGCCTACTTCAAGGATCAGCTGACGACCCTTCTGGCGACGCTGGATCGTCTGGCGCAGGATGGGAGTCTTACCCGCTGGGCCAAGCAGACATCGCAGGCCATTATCGGGATGGCGGAGGCGGTCAAGGGGGCTACACGATGGGTGGCCGACCATGCGCGTGTAATTGGCCTCATGGCTGCGGCCTATGCTCAGTTCAAGGTCGTAGGCGCGTTGCTTCAGCTGAACGCGTGGAGGGCGGCGTTGCTTGCGACCACGCGCGCGCAGCTGGCAAACAACGCTGCAGTTGCCGCCGGCAGTTCTGGCATCGGGCGCTTTGGGCTGTTGCTCAGGGGCCTACCGAAGGCGGTTCCGATCGCGGTATCGGTGCTGGGGCTGGAGGCCGCGATGGGTGGTCTTGGCGTGCTCAAGACTGTTGCCCAGGACATCTGGAAGCAGCACGATCCTGCCCTGAAGCGAGCCGGCGAGGCGCAGCGTGCGTACATCAGCCAGGTTCGGGACTCCGCCTTGGAGCTTCGCCGCCAGGCCGTCTCGTTCATTGAATACCGCGACGTGGTGGTTAAGACCACTGAGGAAGTCGCTCGTATGGGGCAGGCTGAGCGGGAAGCCTATGCGCAGCGCCTGGCAGGGCTTGAGCAGTACCTGACAGCCCAAGAGGGATTCCTGCTGATGCAGCAGAAGGCGGGCGTTGCTACGGCCGCTCAGCTGCAGGAGCTTGGCCTTGTGACACAGCAGCTGCTGGCCGTGTCTACAGGGTACGCAGGACTCTCCAAGGCGGTGAACACCGCTGCGGATGCCATGAAGAGTGGTATCGGGGGCGCGGCACAGCTGGTGGTCGAACAGCTTCAGGGCGTACAGAGCAATGCGCGCCTCGCCACCGATTCGATCAGCAAGATGATGACGGGGCTCAATTTTGCTGATACGGGTAGCTTGGCCGCCGTTGGCAAGGCGCTGGGCTATGTCGCGTCGCAGGGCGCTGCTGCGGAGCGCAATGTTCGGGATGGGCTCCTGGAATCACTGCGGAAGCTCTCCGGTGAGGAGTTGGCAAGGTTCCAGGCTGCATCCCAGGCGGCATTTGAGGCGCTGCCTCAAAGTGCTGCCAATGCAGCCGCAGTCCTGCAGACGACGTTGCTTGCCGCGATGGAGAAGCTGGGTGTCTCCGCGTCCAGGTTGGGTGTGCAGTTCACCGGAGCCGGCCGGGACGCGATCGCCGCGTTCGGTGCCGTAACTGAGAGCGCTGTTGCCACTGGCGTTCAGATCGAAGAGGCGTTCAAGGCAGCCCTCGGGAAGGTCGCAACGCTGGACGAGGCGAGGGCGCTTGGCGCGCTGCTGGAGGCAGCGGGAACTCAGGGCAAGGTCGGGTTCGACGCGGCGGCGCGTTCTGCAGCGGCACTGAATGCCCGCATTCGCGACATCCAGGCATCGGTGAACCCTCTGGCCGATGAGTTCGCCCGCCTCGGCATCCAGTCGCAAGAATCCCTGAACAATGCCCGTGATTCTGCGAAGGCAGCGTTTGAGGCGATCCAACGTGGCGCCTCGCAGGGCAAAGCCAGCATCGAAGACGTGCGTCGGGCCTTCGAAGCTTATGCAAGCACTGCACGTGCAGCAGTGGCCGATAGCGACGATTGGCGTCGAGGGCAGGTGGAATCGCAGCTCCAGGTGCAGGGACAGATCCTTCAGACGGGCCAGCACCTGAAGGACATGGGCGGCAGCGGCCAATCTGCGATGCAACAAGTTCAGGCCGGGGCACAGGCAGGGACGCAGGCAGTGGGGCAGCTGGCTCAGGAGACATCCCAGGCAGGTAATCAGATGGAGAACCTGGGCAACCGCGCGGAGCAGTCGGGGCAGCAGATGGGCAAGGCGGGCCAAGCTGCGCAGAGCATGGCTTTCAGCATCGGAGAGGTTTCCGACGCAGCACTCAAGGCCATGCGCAACTTGAGCGGTCCAAATCCGCTGCAGCAGTTCGCGAACGCCCTCAACAGAGTCACGGCTCAGCGTAAGCAGCTGGCCGAATACAAGAAAGAGCTCCAGGGATTGGCCGAGACCGAGGACGAGTTCGCTTCCTCGGCAAAGAGCCGTCTTGAGTATCAGTATGACTACCTCGGGAAGCAGGAGGTGGCGGAGGTCGCGGCGCTGGAAGCCCAGGTGCAAAGAAAGCGCGCCGAGCAGGATCGTGCGGCCGCCGATGCGATGAAGGAGCGGCGCAGGGCCGCTCAGGCCGAGGCAGATGCTCAGGCGAAGCTCGATGCGGGGCGGATACAGGCAGGCGCCGACAAGGAACAAGTGCTGATCATCGACTGGAAAGTGCCCAGCAAAGAAGTGGTGGCCGGGGCGACCGCCCAAGAGCTCCAGCATGCCCAGAGGATCGCGAACCTGGTGACGCCGATGGTGCTGACTGCTGTCCAGAAAAGCCGCTCGGTTTCGGTCAGGGGGCGTCGCTGATGACCCGCATTCTGCTCGCCGGTATTGAGCTGCCGGCCGATCTCCAGTGGACCGATGAGTTCACAGCATGGAGGGTGGGGCAGCAGGTTCGAAACAGCCTCAATGGGGCAATGATCGTGCAGGAGTCCGCGCGACAGGCCGGTCGCCCCATCACGCTGCAGACAACCCGCGACGGCACTGCGTACGTCGGTGTGGTTGCCTTGCCCATCGTCCGCGCACTTCAGGCCAGTGAGAGCGAGGCGCGCCTGTCGCCTCTGGAGTTGGTCATGCCTGCCCATAACGGCGGCGATCGCACTTTCCAAGTTCGCTGGCGTCGTGTCGATGGGCCAGCTATCGAGGTCGAGCCCACTCGCTTCGCTGTTCCCGCGCTGGATTCGGACCTTTTCTCAATCACTCTTCGCCTCATGACGGTATAACTAATGCCCATTTCCGCAACCGACATCAAGCTCCGCCAGTCGCAGCGCCTCACAGACAATCCGGATGGTGGTGGCCGGATGATTCAGGCAGAAGTTCAGGACGGCGCCATGAACAATCTCTTCCCTGACATCGGCGATGAGGAGCGGACGACCGGCCGTGCCACGCTGCGCAAGATGTTTGTGCACGTGGACACTCCGAACGTTGATGTGCTGAAAGATGCTATCGGCGTCCTCATCGAGCCGCCGTCTGACCCGAAAGTGACGGTGAGCATGTTCGCAACGGGGTCCTACAGCGATGTGCGCCTGGACGCCAAGAACAGGGTCGAGAGCTACATCACCCGTGGAACCGAGTCGCGATTCATCCTGATGGGGAACCACTTCATCGGCCAGATGACGCTGCTGGTGTACACGACCGCAGATGCGCCGAGCCCTGACATCAATGACAACCTGTCGCTGTTGACGCCCGCCAGCTCGGGGCATGATGAGGGCGAGCAGTACGTGCGGGTGAAGTCGGTGCTCTCGCGCACGACCCGAACCTTCACGGACGATCAGGGTGCTTTCGAGCGGGATGTTCTTGTCATTGAGCTGGTCAATGCCCTGCTGCGGAATTTCTACGGTCAGTAAGTCGTCCGCTACACCGCGAGCAAGCCGGCCACCCGTGTCTACGAGACGAACGTGGTGGATGCCAACAGCTATCACAGCGTGAAGCGCCTTACTGCGGCCGGCAAGCCTGGCGATCTCTCCGTTCTGGTGGATACGCCGTACGTTCCGATCGTACCCACGTCTACCGCTGAAACCCCGGTGAGCGACGTGCTTGCCGGTCTGGGCATGATGAGTTTCGTTCCTTCCGGCGCGGCGGGAAGCCTGGCGCTCAACTTCGCGTCCAGCTTCCAGGCAGGCGTGCCGGTCACCCGCTACCTGGGCACAGGAATGGCCGTCGGCAGCGTGAAGGTAGTTGCCGGGAGCGTGGAGCTGTCCGACGATGGTTCCGGATCGTTGACCTCGGTGGCGGTCACGCCCTGGGGCGGAACGGTCGACTATCAGGCGGGCGTGATATCCGTCACCCATGCTTCTGGTGCGAGCGCAACCTCCATCAGTGTCACGGCGACCCCGGCCGGCGCGATCCCCATGCAGGGCTTTACCGATGAGATCGCGGTGACCCAGAACAACCAGGGCATGGTGTGGCTGATCCAAGCCACGCCATTGCCCGCACCTGGAACGGTGATCGTCGACTACCGGGCACTCGGTCGCTGGATACGCCTGACCGACAATGGTCGCGGGCAGCTTGTTGGCAAGCCGGGGCAGGGTAGTGGCACGGTCAATTATTCGACTGGGTCCATCGTGCTCACTGCCGGTGCGTTGCCCGATCTGAAAAGCAGCATCATCGCGGCGTGGGGTACGCCTGTGATCGCTGAATCCCGCGTAGGGGATGCGGCCATCCAGCCGCCCGCATTGCACTTCGTTCTCAGCGAGGGCTCGGCTGTTCCGGGTACCGTCAGCATGACCCTGCGGATCGGTGGTGCAGACGTTGCTGTCACCGACAATGGGTCGGGCGGCATGCTGATCGCTGGTCAGGTGCGCGGGTCGATCGCGTACTCGACGGGTGAGGTATCGCTGCGGCCTGGCACCCTGCCGGATGCGGACAGTCGCCTCGCAATCACCTACGATTGGGGGCAGCCGCTACATGCTGCTCCGCAGCCGGTACCGGACGCGTCAGGCATCGTCTCCTTCACCTTGCCGCAGGGGCCGGTGCGCGCCGGCTCCGTTCTTCTCGATTGGTTGGTCAGCGTTACCCGTGATCGGGACGACCTGACCTCTGCTCCTCAGCCGATGCGCGTTGTTGCCAAGGACGATGGGAACGGCAACATCGTGGCCGTGTCAGTGGGCGACACCGCATCCACGACTGTGCTCGGGTCCGTGAACTACAGCACCGGCGCGGTGTCTGTGCAGGCCGGAAAGTTCATGGTGCGTCAGGTCTCCTATCCGCAGTACGAGAACAGGTCCGGGCGGCTCAGAGTTGTAGGGTACGGCCGACTGGACGTGCTTTCACAGTTCTCGGCAGGCACGATCATGTCGGCGGCGTGGCTGCTTGCAGGGGACAGTTCGCAGCAGGCGCAGGAATCGTTGCCGCTGCCCGCCATGCAGCTGCAGCTGACACCGACTATCAGCGATAGCGTTGTGCCCGGCAGCGTGCGCTTTGGCTTCCGTGGTAGGACCTACATCGACCGGAGCGGTGGGCTGTACCACAGCATCGACCCACAGACTGGTGCCGGTGTCTACGCCGGCACTGTGGACTACACGTCGGGTATCGTGAACCTCACTCAGTGGCAGCCCGGTGGCGGCAACACCGTACAGGTGCTTTCGCTGCTGACCCGGATCGCTGACCCGGGCGTGGCGTTCTCTTTCTTCCGCGCGCCAGGCTCACCACTTCGTCCGGGTATGTTCACGCTGCGTGCCAACCGACTGGACGGCGAGCTGCTGACGGCGACAGCTGACATCAACGGTGACATCACCAGCGCCCAGATCCGCGGCCACGTGGATTGGGAAAGCGGCGTTGCGAAGGTGAAGTTCGGTCAGCTGGTGCCGGTCGCCGGTAATGAAGGCCAGCCGTGGTTTGATCCCGGCCAAGTGGAAGGCGACCAAGTCTGGCGCCCGGCTCTCGTACTAGCCGGCTCAATCTACATGGGGGCGGTGGTTTACCGGTCCATTCCGCTCTCCGAGGTGGTCATCGGCCTGTCCTCGGTCCGCTTGCCCAGTGATGGACGTGTGCCGGCATTCAAGCCCGGCCAAACGGTGCTGATTCATCACACCGCCAAGCACAGCGTCACGTCGCCGCAGGCGGGCCAGGTCGTGCCTTTCGGCCGCACGCGGATCGCCGGTGTCGAGGTCAGGGACTCCAAGGGGGCTCCGGTCGACAGCGCTTGGTATGTCGTGGAGCCCACGTTGGGTCGGCTCACCTTCAGCGACCCCCTGAATTTGTCCGCCTATACCCTGCCCATCGTGATCAGTGAGCGTGTCGAGGACCGCCGGCTGGTGGTCCAGCCTCAGATCACAGGGGAGATCGAAATCAACAGTGGGCTTACGCATGATTTCCCCGCCGGGGAGGCCATGATCAGCGCGGCCCTGCGTCTTGGCGAGGCCAACGGGTCGCTCGACCTGCAGGCACGCACGGTGAACCTGTTCGACCAGGCAGCCTGGACTGGTGTTTGGAGCGATCTGCTGATCGGCAGCGCCGCACCTGGCACGTTCAACGACACCGACTATCCGCTGGTTGTGACCAATGCGGATGCCATTACCGAACGGTGGGCGATTCGCTTCAACAGCTCCACGACGTTCGAGGTGATGGGGGAGACGGTCGGCACCATCACGGCGGGGGCGGTGACCGCCGATTGCGCACCTGTCAATCCGCGCACGGGGCGCCCCTACTTCACGATTCCGCGAGCAGGCTGGGGCTCCGGGTGGTCTACCAACAATGTGGTTCGCTTCAACACAGTCGGTGGCTTGGCGCCGATCTGGTTGGTGCGGACCACGCTCCCAGGTACACCTGAAAGCGTCGTGGATTCGACTCGCTTCCAGGTCATTGGCAACGTCGCAGGAGTTCAAGCATGAGTCTGGTTCCATCGGTTTATCGAAGCACTGATCCGGGCGCGCCGCTTCTGTCTGGCGCGCCGGGGGCCCTGATCGCGCTACTGGACGCGCTGCTGGTGGATGGGTATGGCGTCGGAGCGGGCAGGGTGAATGGTCTAGGCTGGACCAAGGAATTTGGGGGAGTGAACGTTCGGGCATATCGCAACTCGCCCGTGTCCGGGACCGGCTATTTCCTGCGGGTCGACGACACTGCCGCACGGTCGGCACTGCTGCGCGGCTACTCCAGCATGAGCGATCTCAGTGCAGGATCGGATGCGACCCCGTCTGACTCGCTGAAGTCGATTGGCTCCATGTGGGAGAAGTCAAACGTGGCCAGCGGTGCTGCACGACACTGGATCGCGGTAGGCAATGAGCGCTTTTTCTACTTGTTCATCGATACTTCCGGCGCATTCGGATCCCAAGGCACCCAGGGAACGCACGGGCACTACGCCGGCGATATGAACTCGATTCGTCCCGGCGATCGACACAGCTTTGTTATTTCCTACAAGGGAAGTGACACCGAGGGCAGCAACAACATCGGGTATGGATTCAAGGCCCGGCCTTGGAACATGAGCGCAACTGTGGATAGCGAAACCTGCGCGTTTGTCGGGCGCTCGCATTCGGGGGCTCCTGGCTCTGTGCGATTGTTCCTGTCTGCGCCAGCTGTTACTTCCAGTTTGACAGTGGGGGCGCAGGCGACCTTCCCCAACTATCCGTATGTCGGTAACGGCGGGCTGCTGTATGGAAGTATTGATCTGCTTGAGGGACCGTTCACGCCTCGCGGTTACCTCCCCGGCGTGTATGCGCCGATACATCGGCGCCCCTTCCCCGAACAGACGATCGTTTCGGATGTTGATGGACTGCCGCTTGGCACGAGATTGCTCGCCAAGAATGTGACTGCTGACAGCACCGCTGGATTTGCCGATACCTGGACCGGCCAGATCCTTATCGACATCACCAATTCCTGGGGGTAGTCGTGGCGATCACAGCAGCCCGCTTTGGCTTCAGATGGTCTGTGGTGACCTGGACTCCGCAGCAAACCGCAGCGCGCTATGGGACCTACAGTTCGTCGGGACAGTACTGGGCCGGGCCAGGCTATCTGGCTGGTGAAGCTCCCAAGACCAACGATCCTTCCGAGCCGGATGGACGCTTCCGCATTCTGAATCAGCCTGCTCGAGGTCGCGTTATGGTGCTGGAGCGCGGTAGCGGTATCTGTGTTGCGTCAACAATGAGTAAGGAAGATGGCACCTGGAGAGTTGATCGGCTCAACCCTGCCACCCGGTTCACCGTGATCGGTTTCGACGATCGCGGACTGCAGAACGCGGCCATTCAGGATTGGATTGCTCCAGCAGTGCGCGAGTAGCTCATGAATCAGTTGGGCAATAGGACTGTACTGAATCTCGGGCCGCCCGCTGCGGCGGGCGGTGCACTAGTCGGGCTGAATCTTGGCGTCGACTGGTGGACGGAGGAGCCGCCGGAACCGGAGCGCGCCTACCTTCGGGCGAGTTCCTCGCTCTCATGGTCGGTAGCTCGCCCGCACGCAGCCATGATTCTGGTTGGTTGGGGAGGCGCGGGTAGTGCGTCGATTGTGACCTCTTCCGGTTGGCGTGGCGCGCCGCGCCTGCAGGGGAGAGCCACAGCCATGGGGTGGGGTCTTACTCCACTGCTGAGCCGTGGGGGCGCCCTGCGGTGGCGGACTTCTCAGGGCGTTCTTCGGAGGTCAAATGCCCAGCCGTGGCGGTCCATGGACTTCGAGAGCGTGTCGCTGCTATCCCGATGGGACACGCCAGGCATCCTCGGCAGGGGCGGCGCTTTGCGCTGGTCCTCGCAGGGGCAGGTGAGCGCATCGACAGGGGCGCGCTGGCTTTCAAGCAATTCAGCGCGAAACCAATGGCAGGGCAGCTGGGGGTGCGGCGATCGTTTGCCCAGGTCGTGGCGGCTGCGCTGGGGGAGTGCAGCCAAGCTTCCATGGATCGTGCGGCCTCCAGTTCCACCCGATCCTGATCCCGAGCCCGGTTGGCCGGCCGGCAACATGGTCGGACTGAATTTGGGCTGCCCGGTGGTTGGTGGCTTCGGGGTTGTTCCACTCAATCTCGGCGTTGTCGCGTGCTACGCGGTGCGCCCGCAACGAAGGACGTATGTCGTGATCAATACCGTGTCATTCGTACGGCTGCCGGACCGTATGCCGATCGAAGTAACAAGAATCACCCTGGAATCGGGCCGGAGCGCGTGGGGCTGGTCGTTCGACTTTGAGCTTGCCGATCCGGCACAGCTTGATCTCCTGAAACCCACAGCGGCGGGCCCGCGCCAGTTCGAGGTTGTGCTCAACGGCCATGCCTGGACTGGGATCGTGGAGAGCTATCAGAAGCAGCGCGAGTTCGCGGATGGGGCGGTACGCCTCAGTGGTCGGTCGCGCACTGCGCTTCTCGCTGCGCCTTACGCGCCAGCTCGGGTGAAGGTCACCGGCGATGATCGGAGCGTTTCGCAGCTGGTGGCGGAGGAGCTCGCCGATACGGGGTTCACAAGCCAGTACGGCACTGTCGACTGGATCGTTCCTGCAGGTGCGTGGTTCTATGACGCGAACACCCCTCTCGATGCCATCAGTGGCCTGGCCGGGGCAAGCGGCGCAGTGGTGCAGTCCGACCCAGCGCAGCCGGTGTTGCGGGTCAGGGCTAGCTATCCAGTCAGCCCGTGGTATTGGCGGGAATCACCTCCTGACCATGTTGTGCAGGAGGACATCGTCCTTACTGAGAGCCTCCAGATGCGCAGCGCGCCGCTGTACGATGCGGTGGTGGTCACCGGTGAGCTGCCGGGGAAGGGTATCACCTGCAAAGTGCGCAAGGACGGCGAGGCAGGTCAGCTGTTCGCGCAACAGGTCAGCAGCCCGCTGATCAATGTTGCTGCTGCCGGCGCCGAGCGCGGTCGGAACATCCTCAGTGATCGCGGTGAGCAAGCCGCTGTAGACCTCACCATGCCGCTATTTCCCAAACCGCTTAGACCAGGTGAGGTCGGTCCTATCATGCCGTTGGACTTGGTGGAGGTCGTTGGCACTGCGGGGAGATGGCATGGGCAGTGCGAATCACTGCGCGTTGATGTTGTGATCGATCAGCAGGCAGTGGTGATCGAGCAGACCGTAACCCTTGAAAGGCACTACAGCGATGCGGACTGACCTTTGGGATCAATTTGGCGAACTGGTCAGCAGCAACCCTCGATTGCTGGCGACGGTCACCACGCACAACAGTGATGGCACCAGCACGCTCACGACGTACGACGGCGTACAGATGCGGGCGTTCGGCCAGCTGCAGCAGGCCATCCCATACAACGTCTGGGTTCGCGGTGGTCGCTTGGTCGAGGCGGCTCCCAACCTTCCGGTGATCGAAGTCACCATCTAGCAAGACAG